AGGGTTGTGTTACCAATACCAGCAAACTTAATACCTTGAGCATTTTGATCCCAACCAGTATCAGAACCTTGGGTGAAACCAGTGCTAAAGTGAGAAGTTACAATACCAGCAGGTGCCGAACCACCGAAGAGGTTATCGGAGTTTGTATACAGGTAAGATCTCCAATAAGCAGTGCTTCCGAGGGAATACTCAGCATCCTTTGCTTTAGAGAGAGCAAGGTGCTTCTCAAGGACTGTTCCAGCGTTGCCAGTTACCTCACCCTTATCGTCATAGACCAGAACATGAACTTCATCAAATCTGGAATTTCTAGCAGCGGCATAGTCAGAAGTGCCAGGTCTTTCTACAACGTTGTTCCATTTGATGTTTGGACCAGTTAAAACAATCTCTTGCTGATCAAACCAGTCTGCAGGTGTGTTAAAGGTAGTGGTAGTACCAGCACCTGATCCACCATTGTGGAACGACAGAAGTCTAGAAGTATCAAATTTGTAAAGACCACCTGACTGATAGTCAACTTCAGTTTCTGTACTCGCAGCAGAAACGTGAGAAAGAACTTTTACTTCAATCTCATAAGGTGAAGCTGAAGTACCAGAACCAGAGATACCAGTAATGATACCCTTAAGGTGACCATCAAGTGCTACGGTTGTTCCGTCTGATTTAGGAAGAGTTCCATCAACAGTCTGAGTAATACCATAACCAACTGCTAAAGCAGCAGTGTTAGTTACAACACCAGAAATGATTTGATCCGCTCTACTATCAAGAATAGCAACCTTGAGGTCGTTCGCCCAAGAACCAGGGTTCCTGGCAGCAAAAGTTACGTTGGTAATACTATTGTCTTGATAACCAAGTTGACCGTAGTGTTCGGTACTCTTGATTTTGATGCTAGTAGCAGTGCCAACAAAGGCATTAGTAAGGTTATCGTCATCTGCTCTGACGACACGCATATTTCCGCCGTAAGCAAGGTACGAAGATGCTACCATCCAGTACTCGTAATGCTTACTACTATTGTAAGACTCTCCGAAAGTCTTTAATAATCCACCCTCATCAGTGATGAGAATTGGATCTTCAACAGGTCCCTTAGCAAAAGGTGCAACCAGAGCACCAACGGCACCGCTAGTGGCATCTGCTCTTCCTACTGTAAGGTCAACCTCTCTAATAACAATGCCAGGAGATGCTAGGTTAAGTGGCATCTGTAATTACTCCCAAACCAGAATTTATCTGAAATTATTTATTGAAAACACACTTTTCAGTGGGGAAACGATGCATGAACCTTACCAATCTGGATATTCCCAAACATTATTACACTTTTTATTATTCTTTACTCTACCAATAGTGCAAGACTTGCATTCATAAGAATATGCCGATGGTAAAGCTCTTCTCCCCTTTCTTGTAAGGTAGAATCCATCTATCAAATTTTTTACTTTACCACAAATTCTACATTTACGTTCAGTTAAAAGTATATGTTCCAGTTCAATTTGATCGTCTAAATCCATTAAGTATAGTCCCACATAAATGATCTATCACCATATTCGTCCATGTGCCAACGATCACCTTGATCATCAGTGAAAGATGTCATATCATTGATGCCATCATCTAAGAATCCAAATGGTGCCATATCCTGATCAATTTGATTTTTTTGTTCCTCATAGATTCTCTTACGAATATCATTATCAGTCATCTCCTTAAAGTAGTCTTGTGCTACCAACCAAGCAAAAATGACAAGACACATTGCAAGGTCATCATTACATCCTTCTTCTGCCTCAAAAGAATTATGTCTTTGGGCAAAAGTAGTTAGTTCGGAAATTATTTCATAATCTAATGTCAATAACTTAAAATCTTCAATTAGCATTTTTAAGTTAGAACAACCAAGTTTTTTAACCTGGGCGGTTGTTCTAACACCCATCTGTGATTTTTTACCTGAAAATCCGTGACCAATAACTTGACCAGCACGACCTCGCATCGCTGCCATGAGCATGTTTTCATACTCCAAGTCATAATGAAGAATGTTTGCTACCTGTTCTCCAATATCATTAACTTCTATTAGTACCCACGCATCATTATATCCTTTTGCAGTTTGTTGAATAATATTTGGGAACAACATTGGTTTCACTTCATTGTTCCTATATTTGGCAACTATCTTATAGGGAAATTCTGTGATGTCAACAACGATAAATGCAGAATAATCATTGCCCAAACCACGAGCAACATCAACAGTAAGGAGATAATTGTGTTCGTTTTTGCTTTGCTCATAAACATCAAGACCAGCATTTTTCTGGATAGGATCTTCATAAATGAGATTTTTTAGAATTGCTGGATTAATAAGAGTATTTACAGATCCTAAGAATTCACATTCAAATTCAACTTTAAACTGTTGCTCTGACGTGTTTGCGATGGTGGTTTCTTTCCACTCATCATCTCTACCGGGAACTTCTGACCAGTGAACATCTGTTGGTATATATTCATTCTTACCTTTCTCTGCATCATGCCACATACGGTAGAAGTGATTCATACCATGTGGCGTAGATACAATAATTACTTTGGTGTTTTTACCAGAAGTAATAGTAGGATAAACAGACGCAAAGAACGAGTCTGCAACATGGTTTGGAACGAATGCGAATTCGTCGAGGAATAGGATATTGAACGACATGCCTCGGACAGCACTTGCAGACGTAGAAGCTGCCAGTATCTTACTGCCATTCTCTAACTCCATAGATCCTTTGTTCCAGGATATGATACCCTGTTGCATCCATTTTGGCAAGTTTTCGTATGCTGTCTGTAACCTACTGAGTAATTCTCTTGCTGTTGCCGCTTTGTTTGCCAGAATACCGATATTCACACTATCATTAAAAACAGCATAATGTAAAAGATAAGACACCACAGTAGTAGATTTACCAGTCTGTCGTGGCATCTTACAGATGTTAAATCTGTCATTATGAAAATTGTGAATTAGTTTCTCTTGAAAATCATAGGGATGAAATTGTGTTAAACCCTCATCCAGAGAAACAATTTTAATATAATTATTTGCAAAATAAACAGGATCTTCTTTACATTTGAGGAACTCAATAATTTGTTCCTCTGTAAATTCAATCTCTGTATTTGCTTTCTTAAGGTTTGGGTTTCCCAAATAGACTTCAGACATAACAATACCCCCTTTCTAATCCCCAATTCTTCATTCTATAAGAAACTGCTTGTATTGTGATGCCTAGATCATCTGCTGCTTCCTGCTGAGAAATGTATTCTTTACCATTAATACTTATCTTTTTACTATTTGGATGTTTTTCTCCACCTTCATATTTGTGCCCGAAAGATCTTCCTTTAAGAGATTCACTTCTTTTTCTACAAGTTTCTTCCGAATGCTTACTACCTTTATTTTTAGCACTTGCTTTATTTAAATTTTTCATATAATATGCATCTCCATGATATATTTTTTTGTGTCTTTCCCTACTACAAACATATAAATGCTCTGGAATATCTTTACCTCCCTCAGACCTTGCTGGAAAATGGTGGACATCCATATCTATCATTTGTTCCCAAGATAGTCCCCAGTTTTTGCGGGCAATATTTCTTACTGTTTTTGGACTCAATCTTTCTTTTGGGACTTTGACAATAGCAAACACATTTCAATCCCAATCTAAAAATATTTATACAAGATATACTTCACTCATAAAAAATTAATTAACAGTTCCAAGCCCTCAACGATTTATTAATTCTGCTATTAGGATCGTTGGCAGTCTTCTTACTAGTTAGCTTCTTTTTCATACCCTTCATCCTCGCACAAAAAGACGCTCTACGCTTGTTCCCAACTTTCTTTGAAGGTCTCTTAAGATTGCTTCCTGGATTTTCTTTCTCATAGGATTTTCTTCCCTTTTCATTAAGTCCACCTTTTTCATTCTTTCCCTCCTTTTTTGTCCAAGCAGAACCTTCATCAAGTTCTGCTCTCCAATCATAATGTTCTTTCTTGATTTTTTCACAGCGATTATAGGTCTTACCAAACAGTTTTTGAGTTCCTGTTTTTTTGTAACCCTTCCAGCATTTTTTTGCTTCTTCAATCTTTTGAAGATTGGAAGGTGGGACTTGGATAGGATCTGCCTTGATTAAATCAATAGTTTCATAATCTGTGGCGACAAAATCATCTCTCCAGTTGGAATAATCTACACTTTCATTTTTAGTCTTGTTACCCCAATTTTTGGCACCAACTTTACGACACTTAACTAATGCACCGGAAGCATAAGCACTTGGCCAAACAGAATAACGTGACTTGACCTTATGGTAACAAGCATCTTTCTTACCTTCGTCAACTAGTTCACCCTCTGGTTGATAACCAGCCATTTGAGTGGTTGGTTTAGATTTTACTCTTTTTGGTTCTGGACCAATCCAAGGAGGTAGGAAGACACCTTCTCTTTCACTTTTATTTCTCGCATCCTTC